TGATCCACAACACAGTGTTCGGCGGTCACTAATCGTCTAGGAGAAATAAAAAAACCAGAACAATTTGGACCAACCATGTTCCCACCCGAGGTAAGTTCTACGAGTGCCACGGTAGCATTTCTGTAATGCTCATATTGTTCTGGATTGCCTGGACGGGATAGATAGGATAGTGAACTACCACACCCCATCACAAGGGTCAGACTTATTAGTGTAGCGATACACGTTAGACTACTAAAAAAATGCCACCTTCCCACACTGCTTCCTTCTGAACCTCAACATTGGTACAGAATATAAATAGGGGAAGGTGGCAAATTGTTACAACAGTGGACTAGTGCTTCAAATTACCCACATTTAGAATAACCACATGACTTACAAGTCAAACATCCTTCTTGGTATGCGAGTTCTGCTGAACCACATTCTGGACATTTCTTTGTTGAAGGTTTGGTGCCATCCTTAATGTACCTTTTAAGAATTCTCATCAATCCCTTTGAAAGAGAGAACATATCATTTTCTTTATCAGCTCCCTTTTCTATTTGTTCAACAAGATATTGGATTGGAACACCATGTCTTAATGAAAGAGATACGGTTCTAGTAAAGGCACTTTCAGTTGGATTTTCAAAAACCGTGGCCAAGTCTTCAATCTTCAATTCATTTTCACCATCTCCAGTGTAAAGATTGTAATGACCATTCTTTTTTATAACACCATTCTTTCGACTTCTTGGCAGATGAATGTGTTTTGCTCTTCCTGCAAAGATTTCATAAGGTTTGTCTTCATACAATCCAACAAAGAAATTCCACTTCTCACCTTTTACTTGAACATGGTAAATGTCGCACGGAAGAACTTTTGGGCGCTTCGGTGCATGATTCTCAGAGAAATTCTTTTTTTCACGTGAAGTAGAAGAAGAGCTAACAAGAACACCGCTACGACTCTTATCACGGTAAACAGTTACACCCTTGCATCCCGTTTCCCACCCAGTCATGTAAATGTTTTTAATGGTTTCTATGGTAGTATCTTCAGGCACGTTTGTTGTGTTATGTGAAGTAAACCCATTGGCCAGGTATGCATTTCCGTTTGGAACAGAAAGGTCATAAGTTTGAACCATTCCTGCATCTTCAACAGATTTGATTGTCCAAAAAATCCAATTTTGTGATATAAATTCTTCCGGCAATTTCAGACCCACGTCTGCCATTTCCAAAAGCGTCTCACGTGAAAGCTTCATACCATCCTTTGATGGGTGAGAAAGACTCTGAAACTTTTCATACAATGAATTTGATTTGAGTTTTTTAAGCGGACCTTGTCGGAACTTCTTACGAAATTCAAAATCAGGTACCTCGCCCTTCAATTTTAGTCTAGAAGATTTCTTAAAGAGAGTTTTTGCCTTGTTGGTTTTATCTGTCTCTGCAAAACCGACTGCTCGTAAGAAACGTGCAGCTTCGGCACTGTCTGAAATATATAAAGACCAAGCCGGTTGTGTATTGCTTACATTTCCAGATGGGAACGTAACTTTTCCACCATTGTGAGTTTTGATCAGATTTGCCACTATGCCCATGTTCAACAACAACATTTGAACTTGCTGCAACATTGGTTTACTAATTGATGTTGCAACACACAAATTGTCCTTAGTAACATGGCCATCCAAGGTCAATCCCTTAATGAATTCTTTGACATGGCTTTTACCAGCAAGGCGCACAACTCTTGGAACTTCAATTTTGTCATGCTTGGTTATGCCAAGCCATTGGAAAAATTGTGAAAGTTCCTTTGAATTAACCCGATAAGAATGTAATGTTTTCGAACGTTTATCCTTTGTGACAGTAGTTTGTAATACAAACAAATCAGCAATCAAATTCTGGAAATCTTCGCTTACATTGTTTCTACTTTGCGAAAGACCAATTCCGGTTTTGGTTACAAAACCATCAGAGCACATATAACCAAGAAGTCGGGCAAGCTTTTTGCTCATTTTCTTTGGAAATTTAATTGATTTGTGTTGCATGTTTTTAACAAAATTGAACTTGCTGCCGTTCAGCTCCTCTAATGTTTGTTCGCCAACCTTAGAATTCCAAAGTTGATGTCCCTTTTGCCCAACAACAATATCTCCTGGGGATAGTTCGTCTGCTCGTTTCCATATTCTATCTCCATTTAAATTGAGCGTCACCAGTTGATGTCTTGGAGTGCATTGAATTTCATAACCCCCAACGCATTGAATTCGCAAAGTTTGTTCAACCCCATTATTGTATGCTTCGGTTATCTTTGCGACCAGACCATTTTTGTTCCTAGAATAAAGTTCATCCTGTTTGATTGGAGCAAATTTTTTAACTTTAGCGTGCTGAGCTAGCTCTTCTATTTTATAAAGTCCTTGGTTTGTCATTATGGACGTATCGGCGGAGACACAATTAGAAATTGAATGACAAATCCATTTTTGGGCTGCTGCCTGGGCTCGAACTTTATTAACCCAGTTGATATCATTAGAGGTTGCACCATGATATGGACTTTCTTCTGGGTTTGATTTTCCGGTAACCTCCATCCATTTTTTAAATCCATGGTGATAGACCTTGTATTCTTGCCATTTATCACCAAGGTCATCAACGAAATCAACTCTTGCATCTACATCATCTGGATTAATTTTTCGTCTTCTGGTGTATGAAAGAAGAAAGGCTGGCTCAATTCCCGATGTGGTTTGTGTTAAAACTGAGACAGAACCAGCTGGTGCTGTCGTAGTATTTGCAATGTTTCTCCTGCCATACTTTTCCCACATTTTTCTTAGTTCTTTATCTTCATCCATTATTCTATTGATAAATGGATGATTTCTTTCAAGCTCATAATCATACACAGGAAAGGCGCCACGTTCTTTAGCCATACGTACCGACGAACGGTAGGAATTAATTGCAAGATTCTTATAAATTTCATTTACCATTTTAACGGATTCATCGCTTCCGTAACGAATGTTGAGTGCAGCCAACGCATCACCAATGGCTGTAACTCCAAGTCCGGTTCTTCTTCCGTCAGCTGCTGACTGCTTTATTTTGTTCCAAAGAGCTTTTTCTAAAGCTTTGACGTCGTCTGGCTCCGGGTCCTTTTCAATTTTGTCAAGAATTTTGTCAATACACTCAAGTTCAAGATCGACGATATCGTCCATCATTTTTTGAGCAGCTTGCACAACTTCGGCAAACAATTTCCAATCAATTTCTGCCTTGCTGGTAAAAGGTTCTTTAACGAAAGAAACAACATTTACCAGCAAAAGTCGGCAAGAATCATAAGGAGAAAGGGTGATTTCGCCACACGGATTGGTGGAAGTTGTACCAAATCCGAGTTTTTCATAAGCGTCAGCAGGAGACCAGTTCCTGACAGTGTCCCAAAATAAAAGTCCAGGCTCTGCGCTAGCATGGGCTGATTCAATTATTTCATGCCAAAGTTGTCTTGCGTTGACTCTGCCTTTGACTGAGGGATTTTTCTTTTCTTCAACAGGCCAACGTAATTCGACGTCTTTGTCGTCTTTAACAGCTTGCATGAATTCATCAGAGAGGCGAACTGAAATATTTGCACCTGTAACTTTTCCAAGGTCTCGTTTAATGTTTACAAATGTACGAATCTCAGGATGGTGTACCGAAATTGTTAACATTAATGCGCCTCGGCGACCGCCCTGTGCAACTTCCCGGCAGGTGTTGGAATATCTTTCCATGAACAACCCAATGCCATCGGTTGTTTTTGCGGCATTAGCTGTTAACAACCCTTTTGGTCGAATTGAAGAAATGTCAAAGCCAACCCCACCACGACGTTTCATCAATTGTGCTTGTTCTTGATCAGTCTTGCAAATACCACCATAAGAATCATATGGAGATTCAATAACAAAACAATTAGAAAGTGACATCACTTGGTATGGGTTGCCAACACCTGCCATTGGCGACCCTTGCGGAACTATATATTTAAAATTTTTCAAATACGAGTATATTTTTTCTTCACTTAACGGGTTTTCGTATTTGGCTTCAATTCTTGCAAACTCTTTTGCTAGCCTACGGTGCATATCTTCAGGCGTTTTTTCCATATAAACACCTTCCGGCGTCTGTAAAGCATACTTCTTAAGAAAGACTTGCGCCGCTAAATCGTCTCCGTTGAAGTATGCAAGTGATTCTTTCAAAGCCTCTTCATAAGTTACCATTTTTTTCTCCATATATTAATACTGATTAAATCTTGTTACTTCTTACTCTGGATATCTTTAAGCTTTCGACGAAGAAATGATTGCGTTTCGTCATCTTCTTCTGTCACAGAGTCTCTATCTGCAATCTCTTCATCAGTCAAAACACGCAGCTTTGATTTAGAGGTGTCTAGATGAATTTGGTATTTGATGCCGTCCATCCCAGCTCTGTTTTTCGCAATAAAGATATTTCCAAATCCCGTTGCTTTTTGTGCTGATTTACGCATCAAACCAAGGACGAAATCTGCCACGTGCGCCTGGGAGTATCCTTCGGCCATGTTAGTAAGATCGACGATATCCGCTTGGGCACCTTCTTTGTTTGATTGAATTGCAGTCCAGAGAGGAACATCTAATTCTGTAGCAAGGGCTCTCAGTTCCTCCATAACTTTTTTGAGTTCCATTCTTAGTAGCTCGTGCCTATCTGACGAGCGCATAATTCCAGCATAATCTACTACTATAACATCTGGAATAAACTTCTGTGTGGAAGCAAGCTTGTCAATATGAGTCCTAAGTGTCATTGCAGTTGCTGTAGACGTTGGATAATATTTGATACGAAGTCGACCAAGCTTGTCTCTGTTTTCCTGATAGTATTGGTTAATTTCCTCTTTGCAATCGTAACATTCAAGAGAGGCAATGTCCATGATGTGTGAGTCATATCGAATACCCATTGCTCTTTCATTTAACTCAAATGTGTAATGAAGCACGTTTTTTCCCTGTAGGATAGCTTGGGCGCCTACGTGAACTAACACATGAGACTTGCCAACACCTGTTGGTGCAACAACTACACCTAGTTCTCCAGCACCAAGACCGCCGTTCAGAATTTTTCTTTGATCCAACTCTTGAATTCCGGTCGGAATTGTTCTGCGATAGGTCTCTGAGTATCTAGCTTCGACATCTTCAAAAAGATCAAGACCTGGCGAATGATGATTGCCTGCATGAATTGCCTCACGGACCACATCAACAATTTTTTCATAATTTTCTTTCTCAATGAGATCAACGCTGTGCTCCAATGCTTTCTGCAAACGGACCTTTTTACAGAAATCTAGCGCCTTCTCTTTTACCAATGGTAAATCGCCCAAATCTTGGTTTGTTTTAACTCGCTTTAGAAAAGTCTTAACTTGATCTAAGAGAACACCATCTTTGTCGTTTTTTAACTCATCTTTCAATTGAGTGATGAGGAGTTCGACTGATGGAAACTCTTTGTATTTAGTGTAATATCGAAGGTGTACTGCCGAAACAAGCTTCAGATAACCATAATCAAAGTAATCAACATCCACAACCTCAGCGAACTGTGCTCCCCATTGACGGTCTACAAGCATTGCTTGTACGATCTTCTCTTGGAAGGCTTTATCAAATGCGAATTTTGTAGTTTGTTCAGGCATTTCTTCTGACATCATATCTCCTCAATATTGTACTGTAGGGAAAACTTTACCATCCTCGTAAAGGTGTATAAACAAGAGTTTATTAGACAATAACCTACGAGCAACAAAATGAGTGGTGCTGAAGCATCGTAGGTTAAAGAGATCTTCGAGTGAGAAAATTCCGGTTGAGTCTTTAAGAAATTTTTATTAGTAACTCTTGTATTTTCAGGGAAAAAATAGCTATTTATATACAGAGTGAGTGCAAAACTAAAACAGTTAATAGAAATCGCACTTTTTAAATTTCTTGAAGAAATTTCTGACAGTGACGAATCACACCTTCTTCCTGATAAAGAGGGCGAGTACCATGCTACACATGGCAATGATCCGAGATTCTGGGGTAATCGTGGAGCTGGGATTCTTCTCATTGCTAAAGACACTGGACGTTTATTATTGACTCTTCGAAGCAAATATGTAAATGAGCCTGGCACGTGTGGTATCCCTGGAGGAAAGATCGACAGGGAAAGCGAATCACCAAGTTCAGCTGCCACAAGAGAGGCAAAAGAAGAACTCGGTTACTCGGGTTCTATTCGTTTGATACCTGCTCATGTTTTTAAAGCAGGCAACTTCAAATACTATAACTTTATTGGTGTGGTTCTTTCCGAATTTGAGCCTTCGTTAAATTGGGAAAGTTCCTCGGCAGACCGGTTTGAGTTAAAAAATTTGCCAAATCCATTACATTTTGGGGTTCAATTACTCTTGGCTAATTCTGGCGAAAAGATAATAGAAATCATTCAGAGTCGCTAACACTTGCCATCATTCTCATTTGAGTTGAGAATGTATCGTAATCAAATGCAATTGAAATGCCATTAGCTATCACTTCCTTGATGAGATTTACTTTATTCATCTTAGGCTCGTGACTCTCAACTGCATAATTGATTTTTGATATCTCTTTTCCGGACAACATGTTCGATGACAGAAACATCAACTTCCAATTTCGTCGGACTATCGACTCGGATTCCTTGATCTGTTTGAAAACCTTTTGTTTAGCTTTTGATGTTATTTGTTCATCGCATGTTTTCAATATGTCATCAACATTTAAATCACGAGTTCGATCGGCAACATCGGGAAAACGTTTTGCAACAGTCTTTAGGCCAACCCCTGGAACACCTTCAATGTTGTCGCTCTTATCGCCTACAAGAGCCCTGGCCAAACAAAAGTTTCTTGGAGCTATGCCGAACTTCTTAAATACCCAATCACCGTCTAAGAGCGTTTTACGAGCAGGATCGTAAATCTTTACGGTATCATCATCAAGTAGCTGATAGAAGTCTTTATCACCTGATACGACAATTTTTTCGATGTCACCATTATTACTAAATTGGTGTTTTACAAGATATGCAATGATGTCATCACATTCAGTTCCACTAACGAACACCTGACACACTGGCGTGTTTTTCAAAAGCTTGTAGATAAGTGAAAGCTGCTTTATCTTACACTCTTCATCATTAGCAAGTTGATCTCGAATCGATGCTGTTCCGTTGTGAATCTTTTTTAATTCTTTTATTTTGCCTCGATCTTTTTTGTACTCTTTGAATATGCTTCGACGTCTTGCCGAACCTCCACCAGACTCCCAAACCACAAAGACTTTCGAGGGAGTCATTACTCGGGTTATGTAATCAACAAATTTCAAAAAGCCAACAGCACCCCCAATGGGCTCACTTTTTGAGTTCAGGGTTTCGTTTACAAGATAGTGGCGAATGAAAACGTTAAGACCATCAATAAAAATATAAGGTCGCATTGTTTTATGGTTCATAGCATCTCCAGGATAATGTCCATCAATCCTGGATTGTGACACAGAATTAATTGTTTACTAACCTGTTTAGCTTGCAAAACGATCCATTTGATTGAACCTTCATTTAATATTTTGTGAAAAACGTACAACTCATAAAAATCAGATCGATACATATCATAATGTGCTGGTTGAATAGCTATAAAATTTTCTCCAAGGGACATACCAAGACATTCACCGTTGTCAATCAATCCCCGTGCAAACCAAGTTTGAACATCTTTAAAGAAGGATTCTCCATTACTCCTAAGAGTGTTATATGAAATATTTGTTCTATTGGTTATGTGAATAGATTTATTGGAAATACATTCATTTACTTTTGAATTTTTGTAATAGGTATAGCAAAATCGTTCTCTGTCGTTTGGGGTTATGATTGATTTTACCAATCGTCGTTGTTCAAACTCCCATCCGTTTATACAAAAAACGACTTTACCACAGCTGGTAACTTTCAATCCTTTGATTAAAGTACCTGGTGCTATGTTTAGGACTTCCCCAAGTGATTTTGCCATTACTTAAATTAAGTAATGGCATTGTTCACATTCACTCTGCAATTGATAGTGTTGGCTATCTTCATTTAACTCCCGTGGAACCAAAACCACCCGTTCCTCGTTCGGTGTCATCGAGCTTTTCAACTTCGAATACTTTTAGCTGTTCAACTTTTTTGATTACGAGCTGTGCAATTCTATCACCTATTTCAATTTTAAAGTCTTCTGGCCCATGATTGATTAAAATTACTTTTATCTCACCACGATAATCAGCATCAATAGTTCCTGGAGCATTTAAAACAGTTACCCCATATTTTGCAGCCAAGCCAGAACGAGGGCGCACTTGTGCCTCGTAACCATCGGGCAGTGCCATGGCAAGGCCAGTTCCAACCATTGTAAATTTACCCGATGGCAACACAACCTGCTCAACTGAGGCAACATCCATACCAGCAGCTTGAGCCGTTTTATATTGTGGTATCTTTGCTTGCTCATTGAGCCGTTTGAACTCTACTGCCACGTTATTACCTAATAACGCCCTATTCGTTGGCGTCCACCAATTTGGGTCATCCGTTTTATAGTCCGCTCTGTAGCTTACTTTTATTTTCTTAGACATGTGTTACCTATCAAAAAACATCAAGAATCTCAATTAAACCCCAATGTTCAACTTGTCCAACCTGCTTATGTGGTTTCTTAGAAGTCTTTACCTCAATATGGGGCACTCCCAGCAAAGAAGGATCTTCAAGCGTAACAATTTCTGTTCCATTTCCTGCCAAAGCCACTAAGATTTGGTTTTCTGGGATACAGTTCGATTTAAAGATCGCTATTTTGCTATTGAGCACACCCATCTGTTTAGCATCAGAAAAATTTACTCCGACATCCATTTCTTCTTCCTCGGTCAAGAAGGGACGATAAGTCACGCTGGATTCCAATAATACAAACCCAAGACCATTAGACACTAGGAAATTAGCTGGAAGCTGAGGGATTTCTTGTGTATCAAAGTGGTTGCATCTTTCACTACTTCAACTAATGTTCTATTCCACTGAAGAGGATCAGATATTGGTAGCTTCATCATTTGTTCACCACTGAATTTATCCACAAATTTACCTGGGAGTCGTGACCAATACAGCGGTTCGAATGCCGGGTCTTGCCTTTTCAGGATATTCTTTACGGACGTCTTTTTCATATTTGACTCACATTAATCACCCTGCACCGCTTCCGCTTCTTCAATTGAATCCGAATTGATTCCAGAGAAGGTTGGGTGTTTCATATCGTTTGGATCCATTCTCAATGCACTCTCAAAAAGTGCATCCATGTACTTTTTGTACTCAGGCTTATAGAGAACATTCCCGAAATCAGTCTTGTAAAACTTCTCTTCAATCAATAGTTCTCCAGTGTCAGCATCCGTAACTGTAAAGTATTTCCAAGCAGCTGTTCCATTTACCGAGACATAAGTTTTCTCAAACTCTACTCCGTTATTTGTCGCTTTCTGCACAGCATCACAATGACTTCTAAAGAGATCAAATACTTCTTCGGTTTCTACAACCCCGACGCCGAAAATGATTTGAAATTCACATTCACGGAATGGTCGAGCAACACGATTTTTGATCGTCTTAGCTTTTACTTTGATACCGATGACGTTATTCTTTTTATCTTTTATTTTGGTTTGCCCTTCTGAGGCAATGCGAATTCGAACTGACGAAGCATAGGGGATGGCCATGCCACCTGGTGTAGTAGTTGGATCACCAAACATCAC